ATTTTTTTTGCAACAGAAGTTGCGTAAATGCAACTTCAAGCAAAGAAATGAACCGAGCGAGGTGAGAACAAAACTCGGACGAGAAAAAGAAAACGCACGCATGGAACCATCATACGTGCATTTCCCTCCGAGTTTTTTTACCAGAACGCGCTGCACCGCCAGGCCCCGCATTCATTGTGCGGTGATACAGCCCATTTTTTATACAGGGTATGATCCTGTGTGGCTGTACCGGCGTCGGCAATGACAGGCATGAATGGTTCTCATGCTTCTGTGGCGCGCCGCTTCACTTTGGCAGTCCCGGCTCTGCCCCCTTGCCCTATCGCATGACGCCGGGGATCCGGTCTGGAACGGGCAAGGTCAAAAGTTTGGTCAAGAGACCACCTCCTTTGAGATTGCCGCAACGGGCATACAGACAGAATATCAGACTGCCAAAGTGAAGTCAACAAAATTAACAGAAGGAGACCAAGTGAAATGCCGGAGGAATGGACAGGCAGACTTATCGGAGATATGCACAACGCAGGCGTCAGCCGGGCGGAGGTCGCTAGAGAACTGGGCGTATCGACCGCATATGTGACGATGGTGCTGAATGGGATACGGACGCCGAAGGGTGCGGAAGAAAAGCTGCGCGCGGCGTTTGAGCGGGTAAAAGAAGCGAGGTGAGATCAATGTCAGAGGAACAGAAGCAGCAGGCCGAGAAGATTTCGGCAGAAATCAACAAGCTTACGCCGGAAATGCGTGAGAAGGCGCTGATCTTTATGCAGGGCATGGCTGCTATGGTGCAGCCGGCGAAGAGCGAGAAGAAGGAGGCGTGAGGGGATGCCAAGAGAGCTGGAAGGGTACCGGCCGCAGCTGGAGCTGCTGACGGATATGTTTCCGGGCCGGGCGGCGATCGGGATCACGGAATGCCAGGCGGCGCTGGGAATCGACCGACGCACGCTGCTGGCCGACCGGCGGTTCCCGGCCCGGCACATCGGGAACAAGTACACGGTGTCACTCACGGAGCTGGCACGGTGGATGGTACAGAGATAGGAGGCTGAGCCATGGCGAAGGTAAAGACCTACACCCTGACGCTGGATGCGCAGGAGCTGCATGATCTGATCGAGGCGGCGCTGGTGTGCGAGTGCCAGGCGGCGCAGATCATAAACGGGCTGAAGCGAAAGGGGCTGGACCTGGACGCGCAGAAGCTCGTGACACAAAACGCCCGTCTGGCGCGGATCGTCAGGCGGCTACAGGAGACGAAGGAGGATAAGCGGAATGCGGAAACTGATTCTCAGCGGAGACGATTGGTTTGAGCTGAAGCACACGCTGGATCTGTTTGTGATCGAGACAAACAACGAGGCGAATGAGTACGAGAACATGGCTGCACACGTGCGAGTGGCGGAATTTTCTGAACGGTATGCAAACCTCGCAAAACGCAGAAGGGAAAGGACGGAGAACTGCAAGCGGCTTATAGCGCTGGTAGAATCGGCAGAACGCCTGCCGGAGACGAAGGAGGAAACCAATGGATAACGGGAAGGTACACGTCGAGATCGGCATGGACGGCAAAAAAACGGTATCTGCGCTATCCGGCAGCGCGCTGGAACTGAGCGCTGCTGCAGCGCGAATCCTGAACATATTTTATGCCGCGTTCTGCCAGCGGGGAATAGGCGAGGAATTCAAGGAAACCATGCGCTACTGCGTGAACCGGGAGGACAGCCCGGTATGGAGGAAGGAGTTGGCAGAATGAGAACCAATCTTGCAGAACGGCGGATCGGGTATGAGCCGCCGGAAATTCCTGAAGGGGAAAGCCTGGAGGAGCGCCGGGAGAGAATCCGGGCGATCTACCAGTGGCGCAAGGCCATGCGGCGGCTGGCGCGGCTGGGGTGCATTTGGCTGTCGGGCGTGGGCTTCGCGCTGTGCATCATCGCGGGCTGCGCCCACGCGACGGAGATCGCCGCCGTCCTCGGCGGCGTATCGCTGATGACGTTTTTTACAGGGATATGCCTGTGAAGGAGCGGAAGATCACGGTCGACTTCCGCCATGACCAGCTGGCGGATGTGATCGAGGCGGTGAACGCTTACGCGGACGATCTCAAGAATGATCGGGCGCTCCTGTGCGAGATGCCGCGCGTCGACCACGAAACAACGGACGCGCTGCTGGCGCAGGAGACGCGGCTGCAAAAGCTGGTGTACTGGCTCCAGCGCGTGCAGGATGAAGCGCTATGACTGCGCAGATCTACGCGCCGCGCATGCGGCAGATCCCGTCGCCGTGCGCGAAGGACTGCCCCGGCCGGGAACCAGGATGCAGCGCACGCTGCTGCAACTGGACGCTCTATGTGAGCATCCGAAACCACATCTATGATGTAAACCACCGGGACAAGATCAGTCTGGAGCCGGACATAGCCGCCATCCGGCAGATCGAGCGGGCGGCAAACAAAGACAGGAGGGGCAAGATCTATGCGGCAAAATAGTATCAGCTATCCAGGCGAACGGCCCGCGAAGCGCGCGGACATCGTCGAGCAGCCGGGCTATACCGGCAAGCATTATTTCGTGGTGAATTATTCCGGCCGACAGCTGACGGTACACGCCGCGGACGAAACGGCGGCCATTTTCTGGGCGGCAAAGCGCTGGGGCTACAGCTTCAAGCGGCCGGAATACCACCAGATGGCCAGCGTGGCCAAGCTCGGCTATCAGCCGGACACCTGGCCGGGGACGATGGTATGAGCGACAAAACGAGAAATCTGCGATACAAGCGTCCGGCACTAGCCTCAATGGGCGCGTACAACATCACGCAGGAGCTCGACGACATCGTAGAGGCTTGCAATGGCGTGCGGTACTACATTGAGCAGGCAGACAACGACGAGACGCTTCTCAATGCACTCGATGGCGACGAGGATGCGGAATGGGAATTTCGCATGGCTTTCGCAGATTTATCCGCAAAAGCCGACGAGCTGCAAATGAGGCTGTATGAGCAGGATTTCGAGGACTTTTACCGAGACTTTGACGATGCAACAGTCGCTCTGATTGGCAACCGCTACAATCTGGTTGGGTACGACAGTGAGGATGAGGACTATTTTTCTCTCACGAGCTACGAACAAGGGCTTGCGCAGACGGAAGCTGGGAAGCGGCTTTGCAGGCTGACCAAAGTGGAAATGCTTTCGCGCATCGGCTGGGCATTTGGCATTCTGCTTGCATTCTTCGACCTGCGGCAGCAGTACGATTATCTCAAGGCGACTTTTGATATCCTGCGCAACGAAAATTCGTCGCTGCTGGATACGATCAGGGAAATCGAAAAGGCATATGACGAAATGGAAGCCGACGATTTCCGTGAGTACAAGGACAGCACGAGAAAATTTGAACGGCTGCTCGCCGCGCTTCCGGATCGGGCGTGGCTAGAATGAGAAAACGGGGATACAGCCAGATATCGTTTGATGATCTGCTCGGTGTTCCGACTGCTGGCGAGATAGTTGAGAGCCATGGGCGCAGGCTGAGTTTCGATGAGGCTGCTGCAAGGATCGGTGAGATCGTTATTCTGAATATCAGCACGGAAAACCATGAGTGGTTCCGGGCTGTGCGGGTGCTGAAAGCGGTGGTAACGCCGGACGGCGAGCGTCGACTCATCTGTGAGCAGGGAAAGGGCCTATGCTACCTCAGGGATGGGGCCTTCCTGCTGAAAAACAAATACAGGGGAAGCGGAGGATGCTTGCCCGAATTTAGTTTGGAGGTTTATAGCGTATGATCAAGGAAATCGTGCAGGCGCTGCGGTGCACGTCTACACCGGGCGGACCGACCGGAGACTGCGAAAAATGCCCATACTGGAAGACCGAGCAGCTGACAGCCGAGCAAAAAGAGAAGCTGGGAGTGGATACATGGACAAGCTGCGATATTGACAAGGTTGGCACGGACGCAGCCGACCTCATCGAGCGCCTGACCGCAGAGAACGCGGCGCTGCGGGAGAAACAGCGGTGGATTTCCGTGACAGAAAAAACGCCAGAGTATGATATGCCGCAGCTTGCGCTAAATGCTGACGGGGATGCACTCATTGCAAATTACGCATACGGCGAATGGTTTGATACATGGGGGCAAGACGTGGAGGTCACCCACTGGATGCCGCTGCCGGAAGCGACGGAGGAAGGAGACAAGGCATGAGTAAAGCTGTTTTGATCAGCATCCGCCCGATGTGGTCCCAGAAGATCATGAGCGGGCAGAAGACCGTTGAGGTGCGCAAGACGCGCCCGAAGATGAACCCACCGTTTAAGTGCTACATTTACCGTTCGGTTCAGGGCGGCGTCATCGGCGAGTTTGTATGCGACGACATTTTTGAAAGGATCGTCAGAGTAGGAGCAAGCTGTGAACCGCCGAAATATTGCATCTGCGATTGGAACATGGACTGCACACCCCTTGATACGCTTCTTGCAGATGCCTGCCTGACAAAAGACGAGCTGGAGAAGTATCTGGACGGCGGCGTCGGATACGGCTGGCACATATCCAACCTCAGGATTTACGACACCCCGCGCGAGCTGCGGGAATTTTACGCTGTGCCAAATGAGGTAGAGGTAGCGCTCAAGGCAAAACCAAAGCCGGTCACCCGCCCGCCGCAGAGCTGGCGGTATGTGGAGGAATTGCCGTGAAGGTTTACATAGCCGGTAAAATCACCGGAGATCCGGGGTATCGGGATAAATTCGCAGCGGCAGAAATACAGCTGGGCTGGCAGGGACACACTGTGCTCAATCCTGCCGAGCTGCCGGAGGGCATGAGCCGGGAGGACTACATGCGGATCTGCTTTGCAATGATCGACGTGGCGGACGCGGTTGTTTTCCCGCCGGACGCAGCGGAAAGCGCAGGCGCGAGGCTGGAAATGGCATACTGCGAATACATCGGGAAGGAGTATGAGACATGGAGCGACTGACAAGTCCTAATATCAACGTAGACCCGGGCACCGACCGATTTCTGCACGCCGCGATCGGCGGCAAGGAAATCGACTGGAAGCAGAGCCGGGACAGCACGCTCAACGTGCTAATCAACGGCCCAACGAGCAACGGCTTTGGCAAGGATATTTTCCGCAAGATGGCCCGCGATCTGTACGGACGGCTGAAAGCCTACGAGGACACGGGGCTGACGCCGGAAGAAATTATAAAAATCGGTATGGAAACCGAAGCTGGGTGTGTTAGAGCAATAGCGAGGATGTACGGGGTTGACACCAATCGGCTACGAGAACTGGCCGCGGCCGACAGGGACGGGCGGTGCATCATCCTGCCGTGCAAGGTGTACGAGACTGACGGTGTGAGGGTGTATGAGCACACGGTGCGCGAGGTCATCTACGAGACGGCAGGCGGCCCGGCTTTCGATAAAAATGCAATCGGGAAGAGCATATTTTTGACCCGCGCTGAAGCCGAGAAGGCTTTGCAGGAAATGGAGGGAAAGGCATGAGCAACCAGGGAGTAATCCGTGGGACAATTGATGGACAGGAAAAGTATTGCAGAATCCCAATCCGTAGCCGCTTGTATGAATCCGTGATGGAAGATAATACGACGGAGCTTTCCTCGGAGGCGATTCTCGCCATGCCGCACGACAAGGCGGCTGCGGTGATTGATGCAATTATGGCGGACTGGCTCTACTGGCTCAAGAGAGCCGGGGAGTTGTGGGTACTGACGCGCAATTCCGCCGAGGAAACGGAGGGCAAGAAGGATGGCTGAACTGAAACCGTGCCCGTTCTGCGGCGGTGACGTAGAAGAAACAGGCGGTTCGTGTAATTTCGGGAAAAAGATTATGACGCTCAATGTAAAGTGCAGGAAATGCGGGACATCCGTTGCCCTGAAAACAGCATGGAACACGAACGCATACATTGAAGCGGTTGAGGCATGGAACAGGAGTGTAAACCATGCATGAGGAGGAAAGTTGATGCAGGATTGCTGTTTTACATGCAAAAATCTGGAATACAGAAAGAACTACGTTTATCCGTACCGGTGCTTGCTGAATAAGGCAGAACGGTTCTCAGAGGATGAATGTCTTAGACGGGTAATGGAAGTCTATAAGTGCGACAAGTACGAGGAAGCAGATTTGGATGACTATTGTAGTCGGGGCGAGAAGAAGGGCGCGACGAATGAGCGGACTGCGGTTTGAATCGATGGCGGACATGCCGCCGAGGATGCGGGAGGCTTACGCGCGGCAGATGCGCGACCTCTCAGGCGCTGCGGCGCCAGTTCCCCTTCACAAGGGGAGCCAGGGGAAGGCAAAGTATCACAACGAGCGGGCTGAGCGGAACGGGATCAAGTTTGACAGCCGGAAGCAGGCGCGGCGGTATGACGAGCTGATGGTGATGCTGCGGGCCGGGATCATCTCCGATCTGCGGCTGGAGCCGCAGTTTACCTTGCAGGAGAGCTACATCACCGAGGCCGGTGAGCGCATTCGCGCAGTGCGGTACACGGCGGACTTTTCCTACCGATTCGGCGGCAAGCTCGTCGTCGAGGACGTCAAGTCCAAGCCGACGCGGACAAAGGAATACCTGCGCAATAAAAAATTCATGCGCTCGAAATTCGGGGTAGAGATACAGGAGGTTTAATATGCCGGAAGAAAAAAACGAGGGCAGTCCGGGAATGCCGTGCGGCCTGCCGAAAAGCGGGAACGCCTGCATGAACCGCACGACGGCCTGCTGCCTGAAATGTGGCTGGAATCCGGATGAGCAGGTGCGGCGCAGGGCGCTGCCGCTCGTCAAGGGCGCGGACGGCCTGCGGCACAAGGATATCAGCACCAAGGAATAGGCAATCAGCCGGGGAACCATATTTTATCGGACTTATGCCGCAGCCGCTCCGCCATGAGACGGCTGCGGGAGGATCACCCCGGCTTTGCACCCGGCGCACGGAAAATCCCTCAAGCCCGTGCGCCGGGAAAGCGCGTGTGGAACGTGCGCGCGAACGGAACCCGTCAACGTTACCCAACACGGGGTATCGCATAGGCCCCGTGCATCGCTTGCCTCCTTTTTTATAAGCCGCCTGACGGCAGTCAAGGGTGGCTCGCCCGGAAATGCGCAGCGTAAGTCAAGCGAGCGCGGCGCGCCGGTGCGCAGGCGGTGAAAGTCCGTCCTGCCTACGGGGGCCGGAATACCGGCCCCCAGACGAAGGAGTGTGAAACTATGGGCAAATCCAACAAGGTCGCGTTGGTCTGCCAGGTCTGCGGGGCCACATTTTACAAAGTGCCGAGCGCAATCACGGTGGAGACAAGGTGCTGCTCGAAGGAGTGCCGCGGGAAAGTGCAGGCAGAAAGACTGGAGCAGCGCCGCCGGGAGCTTGCAAAGGAGCTGGAGGGCCTGCGCACCGAGAGCCCGGAAGGCGAAAAGCGCCTGCCGCACAGGCTCGTCCGAATCCGCATAACGGCCAAAGTCCCGGTATGGCCGGAATACCAGCCAAGGATCGGAGCCACATACCGGGCGGAGCGATACCCAATGTTCAAAGCGCCGGGATATGTGATCGAGTCCGGCGGAAAAAGAATCAATATCCGCGCCAATGAGTGCGTGGAAGTGTGAAAGGAGTATCAAAAATGGGGAAAATCATGGAGCTTTTTTACGGAGAGCTCGGGGCGTTTCAGGCGAAAATGGAAGACGACAAGTGGGAGGTTGAATTTCGGGATGAAAAATACCCGCCGAGGATCACGATGGATCAGCTTGTACCGCCGCTTTTTGAGATGACACCAGACGGCCAGAAGACCGAAGACCCGGCGTGCATACAGGTGATCGGCACGCCGGACATGCGGATCATCACGACCGGAAGGCTGCTGATCAGCAAAAAAGAGCTGACCAAGTACGTAAATACTGCACAGGGCTTGCTGCAGCTTTACCTGCACGCATTTATGCAGGAGCGCAAGGAAATGGAGGCGGAACAGGGATGAGTAAAAAAGACAAGCGCCGGGAAGCGCTGCGGCTTGGCAAAAAGGACATGAGCTTTGCGGAGATCATGCAGGCAATAGGGGCGTGCAGGGCGGACGACTGCGACAAGTGCCTGCTGAACGGCGGCCCTATCGCAGGATGGTTCCCGGAGGATGTGCCGGACTGCTATACCGTGCTGCTCAAAAATGCCGGGGAGAAGCTGCTGGAATACTACCAAAAGATCCGGGAAAACGACGCGGCGGAAGAAAATCAGAGAAAAACAGAAGAAAATATCAAAAAACGAGGAAGCAAGAGCGAGGGGTTCTTGGACTCGTGCCCAGTTTGCCCGGTATGCAACTATGTCTTCGACGAATTCAGCGTGAGCAAAGATGCAAGACGGTACATCTTTCCACTTGGCGCAGAAGACACCCTTGACTTTAGACTCGAAGAACCAATCATCAGCCCACAAAAATGCCCGCAATGCGGCATGAAAATCGCTGGGATTAGGTGGACGGAGCCCAAGTTTATTGGGAACCGCAAGGAATTCTCGTTCAGCCGTCCGCCGGAAGACATGGAGGAAAAATAGAAAATGATTTTGCTGGAATGCACAGTCGCACTGCGTGATGGAGATCGGAAAAAGATTCAGGAGCAGCTTGCGGCGGAGATCGGGCAGCCAGTCGTTCTTCTGCCGAACGGCGTATCGCGGGCGAAAGAGCGGAATATCCTGTTCCTTTGCGACAGAAAGGCTTGCGAGAAATGCAGCTATCCAACGTGCAGGCATACGCCGGAGCTGGAACACGCCAGAAATTTTGCGCCAGCAGGATTTACGAAGCGCACGGACGGCGTGTGGGTAGAGCAGGAGGGCGCAACGATGGAAGTGAAGACCGACCAGGACAAACTTGAGAAGAGGCTGATTGAAGCAATGAGGGAGGCGATGGGGTTTGAAGGAGAAAAACGAAGTCCGCATGGTCTGGCGCTGGGATGATATCTTCCGTGTATACCGATGCCCATACTGCGGCAGACCGGAGAAACCGTGCTTCGAGCTCTGGAAAAAAGGCGGTTTGAAAAAAAGCCTGCCGAGCCGCTGCACATACTGCAAAGGAGAATTGGAAGGAGTGGAAGGAGAAGAAAATGATCATTGAGATTTTGGAGCTTGCTGCTGCGCTGGAGTGGATCGCGCTGGGCGTGCTGGGATTTTTCGAGCTGCGCAGCCAGAAACGCAGGCTTGAAGAAGCGATAAAGGAATTGGAGAACGCTATCCGCTGAACGCATGGCCGGAATTTCCGGCCACGCTTTGAGCGGGCAGAAAAAACAAAGGAGGGCTACAGCATGCAATGGGAACAGGGTTGCCTATTTGACGATAACCCGGAGTATGACGCATTTACGGAGAAATTCAAACCCAAAAAGACAACGGACGACTGCTACACGCCACCGCTTGTTTATGATGCGATCCGGGATTGGGCGTGCAGTGAGTATGGGATTGACCCGGCCTGCATCGTGCGGCCATTCTATCCGGGTGGGGACTATGAGCGTTTTGACTATCCGGACGGCTGCGTCGTGCTGGACAACCCGCCTTTTTCGATTCTTTCAAAAATCTGCGAATTCTACATAGACAGAGGGATTGCGTTCTTTCTTTTTGCGCCATCGCTCACGGCGTTCGCCGGCCGATCAGTTGTGATGAGGATGAACCATATCATTTGCGATGCAGACATTACGTATGAAAACGGCGCAGTCGTTCGCACGGCGTTTGTAACAAGTTTCGGAGGAAACATCGCGCAGAGCGCCCCATCACTCGGAAGGGCAGTCGAGCGGGCGATGCGGCAGATAAAGTCGCAGACGAAACGGGAGTTGCAGAAATATACATATCCGGACCATGTGCTGACGGCAGCCATGCTGCAGAAATATGCGCACTACGGTGTAGAGTTTGCGGTTAAGCGCGAGGACTGCACACAGATTGCGAAGCTGGACAGCCAGCGCCCGATGGGGAAAGCAATTTTCGGCGGAGGCCTACTGCTATCCGAGAAAGCCGCAGCCGAGAAAGCCGCAGCCGAGAAAGCCGCAGCCGAGAAAGCCGCAGCAGAGAAAGCCGCAGCGCACGTCTGGAAGCTGTCTGAACGTGAAAAGGGCATCATTGCGAGCCTTGGGAAATAAACCGAGGCAGGAGGAGCTATGGTAAAGAGACACAAGCGCAGGCTGTTTACCGGGGCGGTATGTACGCAGATCGTTTATACCGTGTCCGATGGCGCGGACAAAAAGACCAGCAAGCCGCGCAAGCCGCGCTTCCAGACGCAGGCGGAGCGCGATGAATTCAACGGCAAGCAATCGCTGGATCGGCTCGTTGCGCTGATGAACGCCAATTTCTCGCCCACAAGCCTGTATTCCACCCTGACATTGGATGCAGAAAACGAGGTACATACCGCAGAGGAAATGCGCAGAGTGCGCGACAACCTTGTGCGCCGTATGCAATATCACTATCCGGAGGCCAAAATCGTTGCTTTCTACGGAAGAGGAAAAACAACCAATCGCTTCCACTTGCACCTGGTAACAGAGGGGATCCCGGAAGAAGCCATCGGCGGGCTTTGGGGGCTCGGCAACGTGATCGAGGTTCGGCACCTGCGAAAGCACAACTATTATATAGATGAGCAGGGAAACAAGGTCGACCACGGCCAGGACTACACAGCACTTGCCAGTTACCTGCATGCGCACTGGAGAAAAGAATTCGGCGGCCACCGGTACAAGGCGACGCGCAATTGCATCCGCCCCGAGCCGGAACCTGCAACCGAGGCCGTGCGCGAGTACAGCCCAAAGCATCCGCCTGTCGCCCCGCGAGGCTATATCCTCGTCGAGGCCCGGACGACAAAGTACGGGTATCAATACTATAAATATGTAGTCGATCCGAGATCAGAGCACAAGCGGAACGGGAGCCGCTTAAATTAAGCCTTGTATATGCGTAAGGTTTTAAGACGAAAGGGTGATAGGGACGAGCGACTACTGGCACAGGGAGTATATCTGCCCATTCTGGCAGGCAGCCGGGAAAAAGACGATCCGCTGCGAGGGAGAATGCGTGCTCGCATTTCCTGAGCGGCGGGAGACAGCAGACTACATCACGCGATACTGCGCCAGCTTTGACTACGTGCGGTGCAGCATCGCGGCGGCAAAGCTCCGATACTACGAAAGAACAGAATGAGAGCCGAAGCGCATGCGGAACGCCGTATGCGCTCATTCTGCGTGCGTGGGGTGAAAAGATTTTCCGGATACGCTATGCTGAAAAGCAGAAGGGAGGCGTGAGCCATGGCGAGGAAACCGAAGTATGAATCCGTGGAGCAGATCGAAGAGCTGATCGAGGCGTATTTTGAGAGCTGCAAGGGAGAGATCCTGCGAGATAAGGACGGGGACATCGTTTTCAACCAGAAAGACGGGACTCCGGTCTGGGTGGGGCGGAAGCCGCCGACGATCCCGGGGCTTGCGCTGGCACTGGGCTTTTCCAGCAAGCAGAGCCTGTATAACTACAAGGCCAGGAAAGAATTTATGGACTCGATTTCGCGCGCGCAGACGCGCGTGGAACAATATACGGCCGAAAGACTGTTCGACCGGGATTCTCAGCGGGGCGCGCAGTTCGCGCTGGAGTATGCATTCCGGTATCGCAGAGACGCCGGGGACGAAAAGCAGGATCAGACGCCGCGTGTGCTGCTGGAATGTGACGCGGAGGACGCGAGCGAATGAGAACGCTGGATCTCGGGCGGGCGCAGCCGAAGCAGACACTCTTCCTCAAGGACAAACACCGGCACATCGCCTATGGCGGCGCGCGCGGCGGCGGAAAGAGCTGGGCCGTGCGGACAAAGTCGAAGCTGCTGGCATTCCGGTATCCGGGCATTAAGATCCTGATCGTCCGAAAGACATACAAGGAGCTGCAGAATAACCACATCGAGCAGCTGACAGCGGAGCTAGCCGGGTTCGCAAAATACAACCGGTCGGACAAAATGTTTCGCTTCCCGAACGGGTCGACGATCTCTTTCGGGTACTGCGCAAACGAAGGGGACCTGGGGCAGTATCAGGGCGCGGAATATGACGTGGTATTTATCGACGAGGCTGGGCAACTACAGGAGAGCTGGATCCGCAAGATCAATCTCTGCGTGCGCGGAACGAATGGATTTCCAAAGCGGACGTATTACACGCTGAACCCCGGCGGGCCGGGGCATGCGTACTTCAAGCGTGTCTTCGTCGATCGGAATTTCAATCCCGATGAAGACCCGGATGACTATTTCTTCATTCAGGCAAAGGTAGAGGACAACAAGGCCCTCATGGATACGCAGCCTGATTACCTGCGAGAGCTGGAGAATCTGCCGCCGACGCTGCGGGCAGCGTGGAAGGACGGACGCTGGGACGTCTATGAGGGACAGTTCTTTGAGGATTTCCGGGACGATCCGGAACACTATCAGGACCGACGCTGGACGCATGTCATCGAGCCGTTTGAGATCCCGGACGGATGGACGATCTGCCGGAGCTATGACTTTGGCTATGGAAAGCCGTTTTCCTGCGCATGGTGGGCGGTCGACTATGACGGGACGATCTACCGGATCATGGAGCTGTACGGCTGCACGCGGACGCCGAACGAGGGCGTAAAGTGGACACCGGACAAACAGTTTGAAGAGATCCACAAAACGGAGATGCAGCACCCGTGGCTCAAGGGGAAAACCATCATCGGCGTGGCGGACCCCGCGATCTGGGATGCGTCGCGCGGAGAATCGGTCGCAGACACGGCTGCGCGGTACGGCGTATTTTTTACGCCTGGCGACAATGAACGCATTGCAGGCTGGATGCAGTGCCACTACCGGCTGCAGTTTGACGAGGATGGATATCCGCGGATGTATGTCTTCAACACCTGCAGGGCGTTCATCCGGACGATCCCGACGCTGATCTATGACGAGCATCGGGCGGAAGACCTGGACACAAAGATGGAAGACCACGTCGCGGACGAATGGAGATATTTCTGCATGTCGCGGCCGATCAAGCCGATCCGCGCGGTGAAAGAGCAGCGGATCCTCTTTGATCCGCTGGACATGATGAAAAGGAGGTAAGGCCATGCTGGCACCACAACTGACGGAGACTGAGAAGCAGACCATGATGACGGAGGTCTTTCTCGGATACAACCACAACCTCGAGCTGGCGGACGGGGAATTCTACGACATGGAGAATCTGTCAGCGGATGCGTATCCGCTGCTCGCGCCGCGGCCAAGGCGGGGGACGGCGCAGGCGCTTTCGGGCGTGCAGGGGATTTTGGCCAAGGACGCGCTGTGCTGGGTGCAGGATCAGGTTTTGTACATCAACGGCGTTTCGATGGAGGCGTATATGCCGTCCGTGTCGATCTCGGCGGGGGAAAAGCAGCTCATCTCCATGGGCGCGTATCTGTGCATTTTCCCGGACGGGATCTACTTCAACACCGAGAAGTATTCCGACAATGGGTACATGGGGCAGGAGAACACCGTCAACGCGGCAAGCACGAACATTGACATTTCCCTGTGTCTTGTCGACGGGACGGCGCTGACGGTCAGCTACACGCAGGCCAGCCAGCCGGAGAGTCCGTCGAATGGCCAGTACTGGCTCGACACGTCCGGCAAGCTCCACACGCTCAAGCAGTGGGCGGAGGCGACGAGCCAGTGGGTATCCGTGCCGACGGTGTATCTGAAGCTTTCTGCCAATGGCATCGGTCGAGGTTTCAAGCAGTATGACGGCATTCAGCTTTCGGGCCTCAGCGGAAACGAGCAGGTCGAAAAGCTCAACGGCAGCCAGATCCTGTACGACGTGGGAGAGAGCTATATCGTGATCGTCGGCCTCGTCGACGAGACGACGAAGGTCACGAGCGGGACGGTGAAGACGGCCCGGAAGGTCCCAAGCATGGACTTCATCACCGAGAGCGGGAACCGGCTGTGGGGCTGCAAGTACGGCGTGGCGGACGGCGAGACCGTCAATGAGATCTACTGCTGCAAGCTGGGCGATTTTAAGAACTGGGAGTGCTACCAGGGCGTGTCGACGGATTCGTGGCGCGCGAGCTGCGGCACGGACGGGAAGTGGACCGGCGCGGCGACGCTGGCCGACAGTCCGATTTTCTTCAAGGAAGACTGCTTCCATCGGGTGTATCCGTCGGCGACGGGGGCGCATCAGGTGGTCGTGCAGAAGTGCGCGGGCGTGCAGAATGGGTCGAGCAAGAGCCTGGTCGTGGTGGATGACCGGCTGTATTACAAATCGCGGATGGGCGTCTGCGTGTACGACGGGAGTTTGCCGCAGGAGATCGGCAGCTGCTTTGGGACGAAGCTCTACTACAATGCCGTCGCGGGCGGCGCCAGAGGAAAGTATTTCATCAGCATGGAGGATGAAGGCCATAACTGGTCGCTGTTCGTCTACGACACCCGCAAGGGGTTATGGCACAGGGAGGACGATACCCACGCGGCGGACTTCGCCAGGGTGGACGATGAGCTGTATTTCCTTGAGGATGGAACGCTCAGGACTGTGTACGGGAGTGTCGGGACGCTGGAAGGCCCGGTAGGCTGGATGGCGGAGACGGGGATCATGACGTATGGGCTGGTCGGGAAGAAGTATGTGTCACGGATCAACCTGCGGATGCAGCTGCCGAAGGGGTCGAGCGTCGATTTCTGGGTGCAGTACGACTCCGACGGGGTCTGGCGGCACTGCGGGCATATCGAGGGACGGGGGCTGCGGACCTTCCTGCTGCCCATCCGCCCGGCCAGATGTGACCATCTGAAGTTCCGGCTGACGGGAAAGGGCGAGATGAAGCTGTTCAGTCTGGCGCGGGTGCTGGAAGCGGGGAGTGATGCGTAATGGGATCTTTGACACTTGCATACCCGTCGATTGCGGGGAAGACGACGCAGGAGCAGCTGGAGAGCATGCGGCGGTATCTGTGCAGCGTGACGGAGCAGCTGAACCTCGCCGACTGGTCGGCGAAGGCGACGCTGACGGAGATCTCGCAGGCCATCGACGCGGACAGCCTCTCCGAGGCGGAGAAGAAAACGACGCTCTCCGGCTACGGAGCACTGAAAGCGCTCATCATCAAGACGGCGGACTTCGCCGCGGCGAACTCGGAGACGTGGTCGACGAAGCTGTCCGGCAGCTATGTGGCCATCTCGGACTTCGGCAAGTATCTCGAGAAGACACAGCTGACGATCGAGGGCAATTCCGTCGGCATCAAGCAGCTGTATGACTACACGGCGGGCGTCAACAATCAGTTCTCGGTGAATTCGCAGCAGTACATCAAGACGGGGCTGCTGTACTACAAGGACGCTGTGCCGGTCTACGGCGTGGGCGTGGGGAACATCGAGACGACGGTGACGGACGGCGGCGAACGGGTCATCGACCAGACGAAGAACGAGCTGGTGACGGTGACGCCGGACCGGGTGAGCTTCTGGCAGGACGGGCAGGAGGTCGCGTATTTAAGCGACAAGAAGCTGCATTTCCCATCCGGGACGCTGGAGGCGGCGGGGGCGGTGCTGTCGGGTAAGATCACGGCGGCAGCCGACTCGACCTTCGGGCCGTGGACGATCTCGGAAAGCAGCATTTTCCGCACGGCCAATGAATTTGGAGGCAGTGCGAGCATGTACTTCGGCACGAGCGGGCTTTCCATCAAGGACAAATTCAAGGTGGACGCGAACGGCAAACTGACGTGCACGGGGGCTGAGATCGGCGGAACAATCAACGCGACGGATCTGAAGCTAGACGGTACGAGCATCCAGACGAAGCTCAAGCAGATCATGGATGAGATCGAGATCATTACTGAAGGGCTTGTGACTGTTGGGCTGGAGATCGCGGGCACGAATTTTTCCGATGGCAAGATCAGCACGGAGGCGGGCAGCCTGAACTTTACGGGCTCGTCGTCCGCGGATTACGCCGTGGAACTGTCCAGCCCTGCGGTGCGTATCAAGTCGACAGAGGGCTCTGTGTATCTGCAGAACAAGGATGAAAGCGCGTGGATCCAGCTGCTCGCAGGCGGGAAGATCATTTTCCATGCAGCGTCCATCGAGGGGATCAGCACCGCAACGCCGGTGTTTGGGTGAGGATATGGCGACGTATACGGAAAAATGCTATACCGACAATGGTGGAACGCTGATGGAGACGTTGACCGAAGAAATTGAGGGGACAGAAATTGCGGTCACAGATACGCTGGCCTACAAAACATATGGGAAGGCATATGTTTTTATGATATGCAGAGGCGCAGGGCAGATGGATCGCTGGATCAAGGGCGAAAGCATCAATTTAAACCGGATACAACAAGGCGGCTCCGTGATAAGATTTTACTTTGTCCGTCGCGTTCAAGTTTCAGATTTTGCGTGGACAGACAATGATGATGAAAAAATCAAGGCTGGGCAGCATGTGTCGAATCTGACCGCAGCTGCGATGAATGACTTGTATCAAAAGCTGATCGCTATGAGCGAGCTGACAGGGGTGCGGGCTGATACTGTTCCTACAATTGTGCCTGGGGATACTATAACGGCAAGCATTGTCAGCCAGGCGTTTAATGGGATAGGGGGAGGGCTGTTATATGTCGATGAAGATGCGAGGCAAGCAATGTATGATGGGGTTAAGCCTGACAGCATCAAAAAAGGAGCCCCGATTTATGCACGGATACTGCTGAACATGAAGGCCGGAGTAAACAAGCTGATTCAGGCAATGCGGCCATAGCGGCGGAAGGAGATTGAAATGAACATCACAAAGGCAATCGTGCAGCTGCGGGAGCGGCTGATCATGGACATCAACCGGGCGGGGCTGCCGCCGGTCGTGGTGGGGCTTGTGCTGGACGGAATCCGGCATGAGGTCGAGCTGCTGACGGCAGCAGATATGCGGAAGGAGGACACAGAGGATGCAGGAAGAGCAGATGCAGCTGAGAATGCAGAATGAGCAGGCGAGCGGGCTGATGGCGCGAAAGGCCATCGGCGAAGAGCAGGCCAGAAAGGCCATGGACACGCTGCAGAAATACCGGCAGGGAAAGAGCGCCCTGGAGGCACGGGTCATTGCGTCGGAGGACTGGTGGCGCATGCGCAGCTGGCAGAGGATCCAGAAGGGGAACCAGGAGGACGACAAGTGGACATCGGCGTGGCTCTTCAACGTCATTATGGGCAAGCACGCGGATGCCATCGCGGCATATCCGGCCCCGGCGATCCGGCCGCGGGAACCGGACGACCGGGAGGAGGCAGCGAAGCTTTCCTCGGTGCTGCCGGTCATCCTGGAACAGAACGACTTTGAAGAGGTCTATTCGGACAGCCAGTGGACGAAACTCAAGCAGGGGACGCTCATCTGGCATGTGAAGTGGGATTCCTCGAAGCTGAATGGACTCGGGGATATCTCGGTGCAGCCGGTGGATATTCTGTCTTTTTTCTGGGAGCCGGGCGTGCGGGATCTGCAGAAGTCGAAGAACATCTTCCTGACGGAGATGGTGGACAACGATCTGCTGGTCGAGAAGTACCCGGAGCTGCGGGGAAAGCTCAACTCCAATCCGCAGATCCAGCAGAAGTACAACACGGACGACGTCATCAACTTTGACAACAAGTCAATGGTGGTGGACTGGTATTACAAGAAATATCAGAACGGACGGCAGGTGCTGCACTTTGCAAAGCTGGTGGGCGATACGATTTTGCAGTCGACGGAGAACGATACGGAACAGAAATATGACACGCTGACGCTGCCGGACGGGAGCATTGTGCAGCAGCCGGCCGGGCGGCCCATGGCCGAGACGGGGCTGTATGACGACGGGGAATACCCGTTCGTGGTCGACGCGCTGTTCCCGGTGGAGGGGAGCATAGCGGGATACGGCTATATCGACGTCGGCAAGTCGACGCAGGAGCAGATCGACCGGATGAACCAGGCGATCGTAAAGAACGCGATCATGGCGACGACGCCTCGGTGGTTCAAGCGGTCGGACGGGTCGGTCAACGAGCAGGAGTTCGCGGACTGGACGAAGCCGTTTGTGCATGTGGATGGGAATCTGGGGCAGGACAGTCTGGTTCCGATCCAGGTGAACATGCTCAACAGCAATTACATTGCGATCTTGCAGAACAAAATTGAAGAGCTCAAGTGGACGACGGGAAACACGGATGTCAACAACGGCGCGACAAACTCAGGCGTGACGGCAGCCTCGGCCATTGCGGCCTTGCAGGAGGCATCCGGCAGGAGCAGCAAGGATTCTACGAAGTCGGCATACCGGGCGTATGCGCGGATGATCCGGATGGTCATTGAGCGGATCCGGCAGTTCTACGATCTGCCGCGGCAGTTCCGGATCATCGGGCAGCGCGGGGCAGAGCAGTTCGTACAGTATAGCAATCAGGGCTTGCAGCCGCAGACGCTCTACGGCGCGAACGGGCAGCCGGATGGGCTGCGGAAGCCGGTCTTCGACATTGAGGTCTCGGCGCAGAAGGCGAGTGAGTACACGTCCATGGCGCAGAACGAGCTGGCACTGCAGTTCTTCCAGCTGGGATTCTTCAACCCGCAGATGGTCGACCAGGCGCTATCTACACTGGACATGATGGACTTCGACGGGAAAGACTCGATCATCCAGAAAATCCAGGAGAACGCGGACCTGCAGCAGCGGCTGGTCGAGTGGCAGCAGCTGGCGCTGGCGTTGGCAGACCGGTACGATCCGGTCATGGGTGAGGGGCTGGCACAGCAGATCCTGCAGGAGGGCGGACAGGCAGTCCCGCAGGCGAGCGCAGAGGCAGCGGAGAAGCCGGAGATCAACACCGGCGAGGCGCAGGAGCCGAAGATCGTGGAGAATGCGCGCAAAAAGTCGGAAGAAAGCACGCAGCCGGGATAAGAACCGACGATTGCGGCGGCCCGTTCCGGCGGGATTATTTCTGACTGGCGTGGGGTGAAGTTGGGAAAAGTTTGTGCTACGATGATTTTAGAATAAACGCCAGAAAGGAATTTATAGCATGGAAGGCGAATTCACGGGCGTAAGCGTTCAGGCGAACGCAGCTGACGCCGCCGGTCAGCAGAGCGGGCAGGAGGCAGCCGCACAGGCGCAGGTGCAGCAGCAGCCGGTCAACGTCCCCGACGCTCAGGGACAGGGTACACAGCAGGAAGAAACGTTTGACAGTCTGATCCGGGGCCGGTACAAGCAGGACTTTGATTCTGCGGTGCAGAAGGTCGTAAAGCAGCGCGTGCGAGGGCTGAACCAGTACAAGGGGCAGGCGGAGGCGATGGCACCGATCATCGATCAGCTGGGCGCGCTCTATGGGATCGACACGTCGGACCCGCGGAAGACGGACTTCGCGGCACTGGCACAGCGCTTTTCCGCTGACGAGCGGCTTTACAGCGCGGAGGCCATGGAAAAGGGCATGTCGGCGGACGCCCTCAAAAAGGAGTACGCCGGCAGGGCCGAGAATACGGCCATGCGGCGGCAGCTGCAGGAGTACCAGATGCGAGAAGCCTTCGCCGGGATCCAGGCAGACTTTGCCCGGGATGTGACGGCGCGGTACGGCGCGGACTTTGAGACCGAGATGCAGAACCCGGATTTTGCGCGGCTCATGGGCGCGGGCGTGCCGCCGAAGACGGCCTATGAGGTCATCCACCAGCAGGAGATCGCACAGGCACAGGCGCAGCTGGTGGCGAACCAGGCGCGAGAGAACGTCATGCGGACCATCCAGGCGCAGGGCGCGCGGCCGCAGGAGATCGGATCCGGCGCTGCGGGCGGAGAGAACGTCCCGATGAAAACACACTGGTCACGCGCGGAGGTGGAGGACATGCGCCGCCGCGCGGCAAGAGGGGAACGAGTGATCCCCTGAGAAAGGAGATAAGAAGCTATGTTTAAATCCAAAGTCGGATTTCAGTTTTTTGCTGACGCCGGTACGCTCGTCAACGCGACCGGCAACTATGTAAACGCAGGCACCGGTCAGACGACCGAATTCAGCGGCAACGACACGCTCGCGCCGACCATGAAGACGTTCTACGACACGCAGCTGCTCGAGAACGCACGGCCGAACCTCGTGCATGCGCAGCTGGCAGGCCGTCAGGCGCTGCCGCGCAACCACGGAAAGACCGTCGAGTGGCGCAAGTGGAACACGCTGAAGGACGCGGAGGAGCTGACCGAAGGCGTCATCCCGACCGGCCAGAAGATGGGCCAGACCAGCACGAACGGCGCGATCAAGCAGATCGGCCTGTATGTGACGGTCTCGGATCAGCTGGAGCTGCATGCGCTGGACAACGTCATCCTGGGCGCGACCGAAGAGCTCGGCGCTTCCGCGGGTACGTCCATCGACAAGCGCGTGCGCGACGCGGTCGTGGCAGGCTCGAACGTGCAGTACTGCGACAAGGTCGCAGCGGGCGGCGCGCATACGGCAGTCACCAGCCGTGCAGGCCTCGACCTGACGGCGAAGCTGACGCCGGACGAGGTCAACAAGGCCGTGACGACGCTGAAGAAGATGAAGGCTCCGAAGATCGACGGCAAGTACGTCGCCATCATCCACCCGTCGGTCGCATACGACCTGCGGTCCTCGGACGCATGGGTCGAGGCGCACAAGTATGCAGACGTCACGCCGCTGTTCTCGGGTGAGATCGGCGAGCTGCACGGCGTCCGGTTTGTCGAGACGACGGAGGCGAAGATCTTCAACAACTCGACATGCCCGGTCAAGACTGCAGCGTCTAGCGGAGGAACGACGGTCTACTACAGCGTGTACGCGACGCTGTTCCTCGGCAAGGACGCATACAAGATGATCGACCCGGAGGGCGGCAATCTTGAGATGATCGTCAAGGGCAAGGACGAGATCGGCGGCCCGCTGAACCAGTTCTCGACCGTCGGCTACAAGGCCGAGATGGCGGCGAAGCTGCTGTACGAGGACCGCATGGTCCGCGTGGAGAGCTGCAGCGCATACTCCGGTACGGACGAAGCCAACTGAGAAAGGAGCACATACAATGGCAACTGAGAAGACCGCTGCGGCGGCTGCACAGGCAAACCCGGAAGACGTGTGGGACGTCATGAAGACGATCTATCTGCCCCGCGGGCAGGAGAACGAGGAGCAGAGCCGCTTTGTGGCGGTAAACGGACGGACGTTCATGGTGCCGAAGGGCAAGGACGTGCAGGTCCCGCTGCCGGTGTATGAAGTCCTGATGAACGCGCGGATGGCGGAGGAGGAAGCCTTCCGCCGCGCGCAGGCGGACAACTGACAAGTGAATGCCCATGACGGCATGAAGCAGAGGAAGGGGCAGAAATGCCCCTTCTTTTGGTAAGGAGGAGACTATGAAAATCAGAGAAGCAATCGAGACGGTCGACCGGTTACTGCCGAACCAGTACGAGACGCCGGATAAGGTCCGGTGGATGTCGGAGCTGGACGGGATCGTGTATCGGGATATCATCTGTACACACGAGCACGAGAAGGAACCGGAGCCGTTCACGGGCTATGGGGAGGACGTGGATCTGGAAACGGAGCTGCTGATCCCGTGGCCGTATGATGAAATTTACCGCTGGTATCTGGGGATGAAGATCTGCGACGCCAACGGGGAGACGACGAAGTATGCAAACGAGGCGGCGAAATACAACAGCTACTATCAGGGGTATTTCAACGCCTACAACCAGGCGTACATGCCGAAGCAGTACGCGACACACTTCAAGCTTTAAGGCGGTGAGACTATGAGCGTATATCGAGTAGAGTCGGGCGGCAGGGCCCCGGCGGGGCTTTCAGCCGGCGACGAGGTTGTGACCGGGGGCGGCACGTACCGCATTACGGGCGTGAACGCGGACGGAAGCTATCAGTCGCAGCTGGTGAACAAGAACCAGACGACGCGCAACTATGGCGGAAGCTACCAGACCCGGAACAGCCCCTACACCATGTCCGGTGTTTCGGACTACACGAGAAGCAAGCTGAACGGACTGGAGGGAGGCTATACGCCGTCGGGCAGCGTGCAGGCGGCGCAGGCGTATCTGGAGCAGGTAAAGGCCAGCAAGCCGGGCGCGTATCAGTCGCGCTGGGACGATGAGCTGACGAGCCTGTATGACCAGATCCGGAACCGGAAGAAATTCAGCTATGACATGGGGACGGATCCTCTGTACCAGCAGTACCGGGAGCAGTATCAGCGTCTCGGGCGGCTTGCCATGCAGGACACGATGGGGCAGGCGGCGGCACTCACGGGCGGCTATGGCTCGACCTACGGTGAGCAGGTGGGCCAGCAGGCGTACAATGCGTATCTGCAGAACCTCAACGACATCGTGCCGCAGCTGCAGCAGCAGGCATATCAGCGGTATCAGGATGAGGGGACGGACCTTTATAACCAGTACAGCCTCGTGAAGGGCCGGGAAGACACGGACTATGGCCGGTACCGGGATACGGTCAGCGATTATTATTCGGATCTTTCGGATGCGCGGAGCGCGTACAACTCGGAGCGGTCGCTGGACCAGAGCCAGTGGGAGACGATGCTGAACTACTGGGCGCAGAAGGCCAACAACGAAAACGCTGCCTACCTGCAGGCGCTGGCGGCGGAGCAGGCGGCAGCGAAGGGCTCCGGCGGCGGTGGCGGCGGAGGAAGCAGCTCTGCGGGGCTGAACCTCATCAACGGCTACGGGAACCGGAACGAAAATGTGTCCATGCTGGATGCGAGCTACAGGGGCGTGATGCAGACGATCTCGACGCTGCTTGCGCAGGGGAAAACGGAGCGGGCCTATGATGAAGCCGTGAACGCGCGAAGCCAGATGAGCAAGCAGCAGTGGAACAACCTCGCAAATCTAATCTGGGAGCGCACGGGGCAGAAGATCGACAGCGGCGTCAGCTATAAGCAGGCGAAGGTCTCAAAGAGCAGAAAATAAGGAGGGCGGAATGAGCCTTATTTCGAAGAAGAAGTTTATGAATGGCGTCGAGAAGAACCAGTCGAAAGCGGCTGGTTCTTCCGGCGGTCTTATGAACCGGACGGATTTTGTAGCGGGTGTACAGAACGGGAACGAGGAAATGCGGCGCCGGCAGGCGGCGTTTGAGGCGTATCGCGCTGCTGTGCAGCTTTATTCCAGAGATGGCGAGAGCGGGCAGAAAAAGGCGGAGAGTGCGGGGGCGGCAATCAGCGGGAAGGTATCGCAGCAGGAATACAGCCGGTCTTCCGCGATGCAGACACAGTATGGATCATACCAGAATTACCTGCGCGGCGTGGAGGCGGCGCAGGGGCGGCAGCTTGGGCTGATGGCACTGCAGCAGCAGAGCGCGGCGCTGACGTTCCGCCCATCAGTCAAAAGCCAGAAGGATGATGTAAACAAGGCAATCGCGCGGGCACGGGCGATGAAGACCGTGGAGCGGGACCAGGTGCGCGGGATGCGGCGGACGTCGAAGCTGCTTGAAGGAGAGATTTACAATCGCGAGGTCGAGCAGGCGGACACGCACTTTTCCGGGACGGGTTTGTCTGAAAACGGAAAGAGCGTGACGCAGCTGCAGAACGAGATCGACGCGCTGCAGGAGCGCAAGGCGCAGGTCGACAGCCAGAGCGTGCTGGCCCGGGCGCAGGAGGCAATCGGGAATCTGAGCGAGGAAGACCAGAAGCTGCTCCGACAGTACCGCGGGCAGGAGCTGAACGGGTACAGCGTGCGGGCGTTTGCAAAATACGACGCGAAGACGGCGCTGAACGAGAAGGGCTATGACGACGAGAAGCTAAAACAGCTTGCAGAATGGCAGAAGGTGCTGGACGACTATGAGAACGCGCAGAAGCTCGATGCGGCGGCACAGGAGATCGGACAGCGGTCGCCGGTGGGCGGCACGCTGTTCTCTGCGGCGCTGGCACCGGGGAAGGCGCTGGGCAATCTGGAATCGCTGCGCGGCGTATTGCCGAAGTGGGCGGGCGGATATCAGAACGAGGATATGCCGACGAACGTTTACAGCCCGGCATACAATGCGACGCGGCTTTCCTCCGGGATCCGGGGGAGCGTGATGCAGGGGATGAACCCGACGGGGCAGTTTCTGTATCAGGCGGGCACGTCGGCACTGGACAGCGCGGTCAACATGGCGGTCTCGACGGGGCTCGTGGGAACCTTCGGCGGCGTGGCCGGTGCGGGGGCGAAGGACGCGGTTGCGGAGACGATGAACTGGGTGATGGGCTCGCAGGTTGCGGCAGACTCCGTGTATGAGGGGATCCAGAACGGGAAGTCCAATCAGGAAGCCTTGATCGACGGCATTGTCGAGGGCGCAATCGAGGGCATTACGGAAAAATACTCCGTGGGCGATATCATCGAGAACATGCTGAGCGGAAAGGCCGTGTGGAAGAAGGCGCTGCGGTCGTTTGCGTCGGAAGGCGCGGAAGAAATCGCGTCCAACTGGCTCAACCGCGCGTATGATGTGGTAGCGAAGCATGACCGGGGTGAGGTCATGTCTGCCTACGCGGCTTACATTGCGGACGGCAAGACGCCTGCGCAGGCGCTGGCGGCGATGGTTGGAGACTTCGCAAAAGAAGACAGCCTTTCGTTCCTTGCGGGCGGCCTGTCCGGCCTTGCCATGTCCGGGACGTATGCGGGCGTGAACCGCGTGATTTTGGAAGCAAACGTAACGCAGACGGCCAGAGCAGTCATCGAGGCGGGCGAAGTGCAGGACGTCATCGACTATGGCATGGCGCAGGAAGAGGGCACGAAGGCGCACCAGCTGGCCGAGGAACTGCAGCAGACCGTGGACGATGGCGGCGAGGTGACGCAGAAGGCCGTGGAGAACACGCTGCGTGAGGTGGCGAAGGAGCAGCAGGCGGCCGTGGACGAAGGGCAGGAGCCGCGCGTGCCGGAGACGCTGACCCGGCTCGAGCAGCTGCAGGAACAGGCCCGGCAGGAGCAGGCGCAGGCCGGGGCGGACGAGAAGACATTCCAGATCTACAAGAGCGCTGCGGAGACGGCACAGGAAAACCAGAGGCTTGCACAGCAATATCAGCAGGAGCAGGAACAGAGCCGCGCACAACAGTCTGTACAGGCCGTTCAGCAGGCGCAGCGGGCGGCGCAGCAGCAGTACGATCAGGACAGCTTGCTTGCGCCCATTCCGGGGACAGAGAATATGGGCGAGCTGGACATGGAGCAGTATGCCCGGCAGCAGACGGCGGGCGCGGAGCAGGAGCTGGACGAAGCGGCTGCGCAGCAGGAAGAACAGTATTTGCAGGAGCAGGCCCGGAGAGCGGGCTATGACGAGATAACAGCGTCGTATTTCCTGAACGGCAACACGACGGGGATGCCGGCGGAGCAGTATGCGCAGAGCTTCGGACAGGTCTATGAGCAGGGCAGGCTCGGCGCGAGCGAGCAGCGGGCCATGCGCTACGCAGAGGGTATGAATCAGGACGTGGCGGCAGCCGCCTATCGAGCGGGCCTTGCCGCAGGGCAGAAAGGAGCAGGCAATGGCAGTATCGAGGTTACTGATGAAGGACAAATCGGGCAGGCTGGTCAGCGTGCCGAAGGACAGACTGGAGGCGTTCGCCAAAGCACAGCGCAGCGGCAAAGAGCTGACACCGGAAGAAAGAGAGCGGAGGGTGCAAGAGATCTCGCAAAGGCTTGGGATGAAGTAACGCTTTCGGAGCTCGGTTTCGGAGAGAACAACGCGCAAAAAGTGCGCGTCATGCCGAAGGGGCAGGAGGGAAGAAGCGAGGATATCCAGGCGGCGGAAAAGTTCTTCCGGTCGATGGGCGTACAGAATGCGCGATTCTTCACCGGGCAGCTGACGCAGGAGATCGATGGGCAGACGTTTTATGCGGATGCCGCCGTGACGGAGGATGGCTCCGTGCTCATCCGGGCGGACAGCGAGGAGTATTCTGCGTTCGAGCTGGCGAAGCACGAGGGATATCACCTGCTTGTCAAGCGCTGGCCGGAGATGGCGGCGAAGATCCAGAAGCGGCTGCTGGGCGAGGGCAAGATCACAAAGGAGATGATCGAGAGCTACGTGGACGCCTACGCCGGGATCTACGGCGACGACACGGACGCCTACGTCGAGGAGATCATCGCGGATACCTACGCCGGCATGAACCGCACGGACTACGGCACGAACAAGCTGCGCGCGGACGTGAAGATGGAGGTCGGCAAGTGGCAGAAAAAATCCGGCAGCGCGAGAGCGCCACCGGCGAAAATGTCGATTGCACAGGATTTCAAAAGCAGAGTGGCGGCATGGTACAAGTCCGGGATGCCGGAGGGCACGTCCTTTGTGCTGGGTGAGACCGGCGCGACGCTGCAAGGGTTGGGGGCAATCGAAAGCGATATTTATATGAACGGCGAGAAGATCAGCACCATTCTGAAGGAGCACCCTGAAATGACGATCCGCGAGATCCAACGGATCCCGGAGATTCTGGACGATCCGGTTCTGATCCTGAAAAGCAGAAACAGCGCAAACGTAAGAGAGAACAGCAGACTTGTTATCTTCGGGACGGTAAAAGCCAGTGACGGAAGAGCGGTCATGTGCGTGATGGACCTTCGACCGACAGAAAACGGGCTGCTGCTGGATGATATGCAGAAGGTTGCAAGCGCGTACACGAAAGACAATCATCCAGACAGATTCGTGCAGAACAGTTTTGTCCTGCACGCAGACGAAAAAAGAACCATCCCGTTACTTAGAACAATAGGCTTCCAAATGCCTATCACTCTGCAACGCTATGGTTCTATGGGTAGTATAACCTATAAGGGGCCTAAAGTCAATCTGTACGGAGAGAAATTTTCAGATGTTGTAAGTGTTGGAACTACAGCAGAGACGGCAAAGAGGAAATTCTCTGCCAGCGCAGATCAAACGGCTGCAGAGCAGAGAAAGCAGAACGACAAGACCGCGCTCGACTATTTCGGGCGGACGTACAAGTGGAGCGAGACGGGCTATGTGCTGCTGAACGGCGCAAGGCTGGATTTCTCCGGGCGGCACGAGGGCGGGCCCGGCGGATACCGGACGGTCGATCATCGGGATATCATTGACGCGCTGGGCGAGGACTACGGCGGCGGAGATTACAGCGGCGGCATGGTGCGCTTTATGCAGGAAGGCAACATCCGCATTTCCCCTGAGAGCGGAGGCATCAATCTTGCTGTCATGCCGACAAAGGCACAGATGGACGCGCTCGGTGATTTTATCAGCAAGGAACGCGGCGAGGTCATTCTGGACATTGACGACGCGCAGGGCAACACGATCTCCAGCACGGAGTTTTCCAGAGGGACGCACGCAAACAAGGTACTGCAAGCAATCCGGGATTATTTTGAAAACGGGACGCTGCCGCAGGCGGACAACACGCCGTCGGTCAGCCAGTTCCGGTTCTCTGCCAGCGCGCGGCAGGCGTCGGAGCGGGATAAACAGAACCTTGAGACCGTCTCTGCGATGCTGGACGATGGGAGCGGGCGCGGTGTGTTTAAGGACGCCGTTTTCCTGCGGAATCCGAGGCTCATGCAGAAACTGATTGATGAGCGGGAGAAGACGCAGACAACAGCGTTCCGGGATTGGTTCGCAGACAGCAAGGCAACGAACACGACAGGCGAGCCACTGCTGGTGTTCCACGGTGCCGGAGCGAAATTTACAAAGTTTGATGTAGGCGGGAAACCGATCTGGCTGACTGCAAACATCAAGTACGCGGAAGAATACTCCACTGCGACGCGCAGCGTTGAGCGAATTCTGCCGGAGGCATCGATCTACGCAGGGAACGTCGATCGTATTATCCCGGCATATATTCGCGTGGAGAATCCGGCGGATGTTGGAAACACTGACGGCGGATACAGCGGGAATTATGTGGATCTAGCGAAGCGGCTACAGATCAGACCTAGCGAACTGCAAGCCGTATGGGAACAGGCGGGGAAGCCGGAGCTCATGTGGCAGGTGATCAATACGCCGGGGATGGTAGAGATGCTGAAACGGCATGGATACGACGGGGTTCAGGCGGTTGAGAACGGCGTAAAGGCATGGGCTGTGTTTGATTCTGCGCAGGTGAAGTCCGCGGTTGCAAACAACGGAAGTTTCAGCCTAACGAACCCGGATATCCGGTATTCTTCGCAGGAAGGCCGGTATCGGGATCTGATGGGGGAGAAGGCGGCGCAGTATGTGCGGCGGCTGGAGGCCCGGATGGTAAACGAGCTGGCGGAGAATCTGAGCGTGCCGGGGCAGGCGAAGCGGGAGGTTTTGCAGCCGATGGCCGAGGAGGCGCTGCGGACGTTCTTTGCGGACGGGCAGCTTGACCGGGCGAAGCTGAATGACCTCTTTGAAACGGCATATCAGGCGGGCATCGAGGAAGATACGCAGTACATCGAGCAATACGGCGACCTCAAGAAGTTCATCCGGGATCAGAAGATCTCGATCTCCGAGACAGACCGGAAGGATATTGCGGACTACAATCTGTTCCGGAAGGCGGCCATGGGGACGCTGACGATCAGCAAAGACGGATTGCCGGTGGACGTGGCGTATCAGCGGCTTCGGGAAATGGCGCCGGAGCTGTTCCCGGCAGACATTACCGCGCCGAGCGACCAGCTGATGAAGATCTACGACGTGGCGCGCGGGATTCAGAAGGTGCAGAAGACGCTGGATGAATACTACGGGCCGCAGGCGGCGAGCTTCAAGAAGTGGCAGCAGGCGAATTTCACGGAATCCATTGACCGGCTGACGAGCGGGCTGCGCGTGGCGCAGCGGTATCTGGACGCGCAGAACAAGGCCAAAGAAAAGCTTGCTATTCCGCAGACAGCGGAAGAAACGAAGCAGATGTGGGCGCAGCTGAAGGATGCAAGGCGAGTGGTCGAGAAAACGCAGAGCAAGACGCTGCTGACGGAAGCCGACCAGAAGATCGTGAACCGGCTGCTGCGCGGGGAGACAAGCCCGGATTATGTGGCAGGGCTGGAAAACGGGCAGCAGATCCTGAAGGTCTACGAGGCAAAGGCTGACTATGATATGCTGGCGCTGAAGCTCAAGGCATGGAACGCGCAGCGCAAGCAGGGACTGCGGGACTTTGCCGAGCAGGCGCTGACGGAAGCCGAGGCCGTCAAGTGGGTCGACAAGACCATGGGGATCCGATATCAGCGTGAGACGATGGAGCGGAACATCCGGGATATCGCGCGGAAGGGAAAGGTCTCTGACGAAAAGGCCAATGCTTTTATCAACAAGTATTTCTGGCCCGTACACGAAAACGAAAGCAAGCGCAAGAATTATCTGGTCGAGCAGCAGGACAGGATCCGGGCGCTGGGACTCGACCGGCAGGTACGGAAGGGAAATCTGGTCTCGGAGAGCTATGCGGTGCAGTGGCTGGGCGAGGCGGAATTCAACCGGGACTATCTTAAACAGCATCCGCGTGTCGAAAGGCGCGGGGGGATGACGTTTGACGAGTGGAACGCGGCGATTCAGGAATTCGAGAAGCAGAACCCGAATCTGGATCTCGGCAAGGTGCGGGCAGCCGTGAAGGTTTTTCACGAGGTCTACGACAAGCTGTTCCAGGATATGAATCGGGTGCGCATTGAGAACGGCTATGAGCCGGTCAATTATCTGCAGGGATATTTCCCACACTTCCAGGAGAACGAGGAAGGCGGCAGCATTCTGCAGAAGTTCGCAAGGGCGGCCGGGATCGAGGGCGATGTGTCGCCGCTGCCTGCGACGATCAACGGCCTCACGGCAAACTTCAAACCCGGCATCCGGTACATGGCGAACATCCAGAACCGACTCGGCTACGCGACGGCGTATGACGCGCTGCAGGGCTTTGACCGGTACATTGAGGTCGCGACGGACGTGATCTTCCACACGGCGGACATTCAGCGGCTGCGAGCGCTGGCGACGCAGATCCGGTACCGGGCGTCGGACGAGGGCCTGAAACAGCGGATCGACGCGATCATGATGAACCCGTTCCTCAACCCGGACGAAGCCAACGAGCAGGTGACGAACCTGACGAAGGAGGGACGGTATGGGCTTTCGAACTTTGTGGATGAGCTGGACGAATACACGAATCTGCTGGCGGGCAAGAAGTCGCGGCTCGACCGGGGCATGGAAAAGCTCATGGGGCGGAAGTTCTACAACGTCATGAAGAAGTTTGAGTCCCGCGTGGGCGCGAACATGGTCGCGGCCAACGTGGGTTCGGCGCTCACAAACTTCATTCCGATCACGCAGGCATGGAGCCAGGTGTCGACGACAGACGTGCTGCGCGGCATGTGGGATACGCTGAAAAACTACAAGACCGCTGACGGGCTGGATTCTGCGTCGACGTTCATCAACAACCGAAGCGGCTACGGGCGGCTGGCCATGAGCACGATGGATAAAGTCTCCGCCGGTGCAGGCTGGATGATGGAATCCATCGACACGTTTACGACGGGGAGCGTCGTCCGTGCGCGGTATTACCAGAACCTGCGGCGGGGCATGAGCGAGATGAGCGCGATGCAGGAGGCAGATCAGTTTGCCTCCGGCGTGATGGCAGACCGCAGCAAAGGCTCGACGCCGACGCTGTACTCTGCGCGGAACCCGCTGGTGAAGCTGTTCACGCAGTTTCAGTTGGAGGTCAACAATGAGCTCAGCTGGATCTTCAAGGATATGGCGCAGGAGGAGCGGAAGAAGGGTATGGCGGCGCTGGCGAAGGCCATGTTCAAATTCCTCATCGGCGCGTGGATCTACAATGAGTTCTACGAGAGCATTGTTGGCAGGCGCGCGGCGCTGGATCCGCTGGATATCATCAATGATACGGTCGGAGATTTCACGGGGTATCAGCTGCCGAACACGGTGCAGGCGGCGGTATCCGGGAAATGGGACTTCACGAAGGAGAAGCCGGGCACGTATCAGGCGATCAAGAACCTTGAGGGGAACATCATTTCTGAGTTCCCGGGCACGCAGGCGTTGACGATCCTCGGCGTGGATGAGGCGCTGGGGCTGGACATTGACAGCGGCAGGATCGCCGTGACGTCGGCCATCCCGAACCTCGGAAACATCGAGAAGGCGCTGCTGGCAAAGAACGAGGACATGGCGCCTGCGAAGAAGGCACAGACCATCGGAAACGAGCTTCTGAAACCGGGCCTGTATCTGGCGACGCCGTTCGGCGGCGGGCAGATCCGCAAGACGTATCAGGGCGCGACGGCGGTGGCTCGCGGCGGCAGCTACACAGTGGACAACGAGGGCCGCGATATTTTGCAGTATCCTGTGTACAACGACAACGCAGCCGACCGGGCGAAGAGCTGGGCGCAGGCGCTGCTGTTCGGCAAGACGGCGACGGAAGAGGCGCAGAGCTGGGTGGAGAGCGGGTTCAAGTCGCTGTCCGCGAAGGAGACCGCAGCGTATCAGGGCATGACCGAGGGAGGCGAGGACCAGCGGGAGACCTATGCGTTCATCCAGGCGGCGCGGAAGCTGGAGAAGAACTATGACAAGATGATGCTGCTGAAGGCCTATGATATCAGCGACGCGGCGAAGGCAGAGTACTATTATCAGGTCCTTGCCGGGGATGCGCAGAAGGCGGAGATGGAACCGAAGAGCACGCAGGAGCGGATCGACTACATGAACGAGAAGATCCAGGACGCGCAGGACGCGAAGCAGAAGCAGGATCTCAAGGACGCCGTCGCCGCCGGGACCGTGACGCAGGAGAAGGCGATCCAGAAGATCCTTGCGAACGACTACGCCGAGGATGAGAACAAGGCGTACTGGCTCTACAAGGAGTGGACCGGCGGGAAGGACTATACGAAGTACGGCAAGATCCTGCAAACCATCGAAGATGGCGGGGATCTGAAAGCGGCGGCAAAGGAATACTTCGACCACGGAGCCGATAAGGGCGATATCGGAAGTGAGATCACGAAGGCGTACAAGCCGCAGTACATCGAGGCCTCGCCGGAGGAGCGGAAGAAGCTCAAGGAGAAGCTGCTGGCGGCCTATGTGGCACTGGGGTTCAACCGGGCGGATAAGTCCAAGGATATTGACAAGTGGCTGAAAGAAAAATAACGAGCGGGCCGGGGCGAAAGCCCCGGCTTTGCTGCGCGTGGGGTGAATCCGGCGCGGGGGTCTGCTACACTGGATGAAAAGGAGGGATGCGGTATGGCGACGCCAATTCCGGGGGCTTATCCGAGCCCGAGGATCGACAAAGGGGTGCTGCGATGGTACGAGGGAGACACATTCTCGATCGTGCTGCGGTTCGACCTGAAGGACCAGGACGGCGAGGCCGTCACGATCGGGACGACGGACAGCATGGCGGTCGTGTTTCTGGACGATACGCGGCAGACCGTCCACACGTTCAGCTTTGCGAAGGTGGAGAATGACCAGGTCACGCTGAACTTCGACGCGACGGTCACGGCAAAATTCACGAAGGGAAAGTACACCTACGATATCCGGTACACGCACGGCGACAAGACGACGCTGGCGAGCAGGAACCGGGCGTTCGTGGAGTAAGGAGCAGGTATGAGGGTAGAGATTCCGAATCAGATCACGGTGACGATCGGAGGGCTGATCTCCCGCGGGGTGAAGGCCGTGGAGGTCACGGACGCGGGGAAGCTGATTTTCACGCTGACGGACGGCAGCACGATCGATCTTGGCTCGGTCATGGGCCCGCAGGGGCCGAAGGGTGAGACCGGCGCGACCGGCCCGCAGGGGCAGACAGGGCCGCAGGGCGCGAAGGGCGACACCGGAGCGGCAGGCGCGAGCGTTGTGTCGCTCACGAAGAAATCGCAGAGCGGGACGACGGCGACATACACGATGACGCTGTCGGACGGCAAGGAATTTGATTTTGACGTCGAGACCGTCAAGGGCGAGAAGGGCGACACGGGCGCGAAGGGTGACACCGGCGCACAGGGCCTGAAGGGGGAGCCCGGCTCGCAGGGGCCAAAGGGCGAGACAGGCCCACAGGGCGAGCAGGGGCCGAAGGGCGACACCGGCGCGATCGGCGCGGAAGGCCCGAAGGGCGCGACCGGCGACACTGGCCCGAAGGGGGAACCCGGCGAAAAGGGAGAGAAAGGCGAGAAGGGCGACACGGGCGCGACTGGCCCGCAGGGAGAAACCGGCCCGCAGGGGAAGACCGGCCCACAGGGTCCGGCAGGCCCGACCGGCCCGAAGGGCGATACGGGAACGGGCTTTACGGTCAAGGGCTATTACGGCTCGGTCTCCGCGCTGCAGGCGTCGGTCAAGAATCCAGAGGTCGGCGACGCCTACGGCGTGGGCGCGGCTGCACCGTATGACATTTACATCTACGACGGCGTGACGAAATCGTGGGTCAACAACGGACCGCTGCAGGGCGCAAAGGGCGACAAGGGAGATCCGGGCGAACAGGGGCCGAAGGGCGAACCGGGCGACACCGGCCCGGCGGGCGCAAGCGGAACGGACGGCATAACCCCGAGCATCGGCAAGAACGGAAACTGGTATCTCGGGACGACTGACACGGGAAAGCCTTCGCGCGGCGAGAAGGGCGACAAGGGAGATCCAGGTGCGAAGGGCGATCCCGGAGCAGACGGCGCAAAGGGCGACCCCGGCGAGAGGGGGCCCAAAGGCGAGACCGGCGCGCCGGGCGAGCAGGGGCCGAAGGGCGAACCGGGCGACACCGGCCCGGCGGGCGCGGACGGTACGCCGGGGCAGGATGGCACAACGTTCACGCCGTCTGTTTCTGCAGCCGGTGTTCTCAGTTGGACGAACGACGGCGGGAAGCAGAACCCGGCCAGCGTCAGCATCAGAGGCCCGGCGGGGACACCCGGGCAGGATGGGTCTGCCGGGCCGGCAGGTGCGGACGGTGCGCCGGGACAGGACGGCACGACCTTTACGCCCCATGTTTCCGCAGCCGGTGTTCTCAGCTGGACGAACGACGGCGGAAAACAGAACCCGGCCAGCGTCAGCATCAAAGGCCCGGCGGGCGCAGCAGGCAAAGACCCGGAGCCGTTTTATGTGACCTGCACGCTGTCGGGGCAGGATGTGTACGATGAGGATGCTACACATGATAAGTCATTCGCTGAGATCCTTGCCGCCCATCAGGCAGGGCGGCCATGCCGTGCAATTTTGAAGCTGGACGGGGGCACAGGTGATGATACCGTGCTGCTTCCGCTGGCGGAGCTGAACGCGAACGCCACTGACGGGTATGTGAAATTTGCGCTGACAGAAATGACGCAGGGCGATACGCCGGAGGGACTGAGGGTCCGCTACGTATTGATCAATTCGGCGGATGCCGCAGAGGGCTTCTGGGGAACCAGATATACGCTGTCCGGCGATGAAAAATTCCTGCCGGATGTGACGGCCTCCGACAACGGAAAGTTCCTGCGGGTGTCCAATGGCGCATGGACAGCAGTGACGATCACGAACGCGAATGGAGGCAGCTTCTGATGGCGGAATTTTTGACATTTGACACAGACCTCACGGCGGTCGCGAACGCGATCAGAGCCAAGGGAGGCACATCCGCGCAGCTGATCTATCCGTCTGGCTTCGTGTCGGCAATTCAAGCGATCCAGACCGGTATTACGCCGAAGTTGGTCGTCACAACGACACCAGGGGCTGCGATCACAGCGACGCCTGCAGAAGGTTTCAAGGTGGTAAAGGGAACCGCCGGTGCTGACGGAATGTGTACGCTGGAGTTGCCAAAGGCGGGCACATGGCACGTGACGGCAATGGCAAACAGTGTAAGTAACAGCCAACACATCGTAATTGGAACACAGAATATGCTTCTGCCGCTATATCACGATACCTTTGCCGACAATACATGGGAAGAGATTATTACAGTGTGCAGGACCGGGATCGCCCCGGACAGCTGGGCCGTGGGCGACAGCAAGACCATGAACATCGGCGGGACGGCCTATCAGGTCGATATCATCGGCAAGAATCATGACGAGTATGCGGACGGCTCCGGCACGGCTCCGCTGACATTCCAGCTGCATGATTGTTACAGCGAAGCAAAGCAGATGTACAGCACCAACCTGAGCGGTCTCGGCTGGAAGAACACCGATATGCGCCTGACCTATCTGCCTGCGATTCTGGCGCTGATGCCGGCGGAGGTGCAGAACGGCATCCACGCGGTAAACAAGAAGACATCTGAGGGGGGCAACAGCACGACGATTGAGACAGTATCGGACACGCTGTTCCTGCTCAGCGAGGTGGAGGTTTTTGGGACGAATCGTTCTTCTGTACCCGGAGAAGGAATCCAATACGACTATTACAAGGCGGGCAACCCGAAGATCAAGAAGAGAGAAGGCGTTGACGAATTCTGGTGGGAACGGTCATCAGCCAGCGGCGGTATGTTTTGCAGAGTCAGAGATAACGGCCAGGCGGGCGCGACCAATGCCTCAAACAGCCTCGGCGTAAGCTTTGCGTTCTGCTTCTGAGGAGATCGTATTATTTATAAAACAAACAGAAGGGAGAAAGCCAATGACAACAGAAGAGCGCGTGACCGAGGTGGAGCAGCGGGCGAAAAGCAACTCGCACCGCATTGACGAAATGCAGTCCGACCTCAAAAACCTCACAGAACTCACAGCCAGCGTCAAGGTGCTGGCGACCAAGCAGGAGAACGTCGAATCCGACGTCCGGGAGATCAAGACCGACGTTAAGGCCCTGACGGAGAAGCCCGGCAAACGCTGGGACGCCATCGTCGCGGCGGTCGTGACGGCCATTGTCGCGGGCCTCGTCGGCTGGGCGCTGGCCCATGCGGGACTGGGATGATATGAGCACAAAAGGAAAGTGGAGCAAGGGCGAAATGGCGCGAACCATTGTTGTATATCTGCTCCAGCTCATCACGATGGTAATTGTCTGGGCCTGCGCTCTGAAAACCGTCGCCGTCCTAATTGCAGTCATCCGCAGCCCGGAGCTCGGCGCGTCGGTAGACCTGTCCGACGTGCTCGGATTTACAGGTTGGGCAACCATCACAGAGCTTGGCCTGCTTGCCTTCAAGCGGGTTTTTGCAAAAAAGAATGATCCGGTAGAATAACGAAAGGGGTACACAATATGTATAAGCGAGTGAATTTTGAACCGATGGATAAACACCTGTCGGAAAGCATTCGGGGGAAGCTTGAAGAAGCGGAAGCGCTCATCATGCAGCTCCCGGCGGGAAGGAATAGAAGTATCGCCCTGACAAAGTTGGAAGATACAATGCTTCGTGCGAACCTCGCAATCTCTGACGCGGTTGCGACGAGAAGCGAAAGCGAAACAAAGGACTGAAAGGAGCATACATATGGACTACACACAAATCATCTCGGCAGTGATCGCGCTCATCAGCGCGCTCGTCTCGGCGTTTCTGATCCCGTGGCTCAAAACCAAGATCGACGCCAACAAACTGCAAACCATCAAAACATACGTCGAAATCGGCGTAAAGGCGGCGGAACAGCTTTATGCGGCAACGGACGGCGAGGAAAAGAAAGCCTATGTGATCAATTTTCTGGCCGAACACGGAATCCGGTTCGACGTATCTACAATCGATCAGCTGATCGAGGCCGCCGTGCTGCAGCTGCACCACGAGTTATACGGGAGTGAGCGGGCATGAGCGTTATGAAAGCCTCCGAGCTCGTCAGGCGGCATATTGACGTCGCGAAGAATTACCAAACCGTGTATATGTGGGGCTGCTTCGGGATGCCGGTTACAGAAAGCATCATCCGGGAAAAAGCTGCACAGTATCCAAGCTGGTACACAGCCGCCAAGCAGTCTGAGCTGCGCAAGCAGATCGGCAAGAGCTATTTCGGCTTTGACTGCGTGAACCTCACGAAGGGCATTCTGTGGGGCTGGAACGGCAATCAGAACGCGGCATATGGCGGCGCAAAATACGCCGCGAACGGCGTCCCTGACGTCTCCGCCGACGGCATGATCGCCAAGTGCAAGGACGTATCCGCGTCCGGCTGGGACAAGCTCGTCCCAGGCGAAGGCCTGTGGATGCCAGGCCACTGGGGCCTGTACATCGGAGACGGCTTGGCCGTTGAGTGTACGCCCATCTGGGATAATGGCGTGCAGATCACCGGCGTCGGCAACATCGGTGTCAAGGGCGGCTACAACAGCCGCGTATGGAAGAAGCACGGAAAGCTCCCGTGGGTCGAGTACGACACGGAAACCGGCAACAAGGCCGTCGAGGCGGCCAAGGAGACAATCAAGGCGAAAGCCGGGCTGGCAGACAGCACGATCAAGTATCTTGCCGATTACAAATACGGCGACGACCTCCTGAAAAAGCTGGCTGCGGCCATGAAGTAAGCCCCGCCCGGCGGCGGGCCGAAGGGAGTGACGAAAGCATAACTGCGCGGCTGGCTCTGCCGAAGGAGCTGGAACACCTCACGCGCAGCGACTGGGAGCGCGTCGCTGACGAGGGCTTATTGGATGAGATCGATCAGCAGATCGTGAAGCTTTATATCGTGCGCAGGCTCCCGCAGCTGGACGCGGCCGCCGAGATCGGCGTCGACCGCAAAACCATCTCCCGCCGCCTGCCGCACATCTACAATATCGCCCGCCGCCTGGTAGGGAAAACGGACAAAGAGAAAGCGCCATGAGCACAACGGCCCATGGCGCTTTTTCTATGCCCGCATGTCCCACAAATGGTACACAAATGGTACACAAATGTCCCCCAGCGGGGACGGGGAAACGCTAGAATGGAAGCAGAAAGGGGCGATACCGCATGGCGTACAACCCGTACACGGGCCGCTGGGAGATGGACGGCGCGCAGCAGATCCAGCTGCAGCCCATGCCGCGGCCGCAGGGCCCGCAGCTGCCGCCGCAGCCGCCGAAGCTCGGCGTGCTGACCGTGGCCAGCGAGGCCAGCATCAACAACCTGCAGATGCAGCCGAACGACAACGCGCTCGCGCTGCACGAGACCGAGAACCTGCTGTACTACATCCGCACGGACAGCATGGCGGCCAAGACCATCGCGCGGTTCCGGATCTTCCCGGAGCCGACAGAAGAGGAAAAGGCGGCGAACCAGCTGCAGGAGCAGCTGAAACAGATCACGGCCGGCCTGCAGAGCATGGCCGGGAAAATCGAAGAACTGGAGGGAAAGCTCAATGCAAAATCCGATTATGGCCCTGATGGGCGGAAACGGCGGGGGAAACAAGCTGCTGAACGGTCTGCTGCAGACAGCGAAGACGACGCTGCAGGGGCAGAGCCCGCAGATGGTGCTTAGCTTCCTGGCCTCGCAGCCAGGCTTTGAGGCGTGGTTCGAGGCAAACAAAAACAAGACGGTCGGCGAGCTCGTCGGCCAGATCGGCAAGTGATACCGCGCGAAAGCGCCTATCAAATTTCATTCCACCCAGAAAGGAGGGAAAACCATGGATAAGGATTATGGCTTCGGCGGATGGGGCATTGTCATCCTGATCGCGCTGTTCTTCCTGCTCTTCGCGGGCAGAGGCTTCGGCGGCAGCGGCGAGAGCTCCCCGGCGACCCAGGCCGACGTGCAGCGCGCGACGGACTTTGCAGCCCTCGAACGCCAGAACAACGAGGGTGTCGCGGCAACGCGCCAGGGCGCGTATGACGTCACCAGCGCCGTCAAGGACAACGCCTACAACATCCTCGGCGAGCTGCGCGACCTGCAGTCTGTCACGGAGGCGGGCTTTGCCGGCCAGCAGAAGTGCTGCTGCGAGATCCTGCGCGCGATCGACGGCGTCAACTACAACGCCAGCATCAACGCGTGCGAGATCAAGACGGCCATCCACGCCGAGGGCGAGGCGACCCGGACGCTCCTGCAGCAGCAGGAGAACCAGCGTCTGCGCGATGAGCTTGCACAGAGCAGAGCCGCGAACAACGACTATATGCAGTCGCAGTACATCCTCGGCCAGCTGGGCCGGTACTACCAGAACCCGCCCTGCAATCCGTGCGGCTGCGGCGGCTGACACGGGTACACCCTGATATAGCTATCCGGGGCATAATGCCCCTTCACATAAGCCCAAACGGAAGGAGTAATGAAAATGGCTTGTAATAACGGCAATGGAAATCGGGCGTATCAAAAATCCTGCGTCCGATATTTTAATAACGCGCCCCAACTGCTCGCTGCAGACAGCGAAAACGTGCTGACGCTGGCCGGGGCAAAGGTCGTCAATTCCGGTTCGTCCATCCAGGTCGAGCCGCAGAGCTACGACACGGTCAAGATCGGCCTGTATCATCTGGCCGCAGATGCGGTCATCGCGGCGACGGCCGCGGGCGTCCTGACCATGCAGTGGTACATGGACGGCGTCGCGCTGCCCTGCACGCTCAAGCGCGTCACGCTGCCGGCATCCGGCAATGCGGAGATCCACACGGAGACGGATCTGGAGCTGTCCGGGTGCTGCTGCTGCGTCAATCATACATTCACGCTCGTGGCGACGACCGACAGCACGGCCGCAGGCTCCGTGATCGAGCTTTGCACGGGGCTGCTCAAGCTCGCATGAGGTGCTATCATGCAGGCGTATAAAGACAAACTCCACGCCGCGCTGCGGGAGATCGCGGAGTGCCCGGTGTCCATGCGTACGGTCGAGCAGGCCGCAGCAGTCACAGATCTGCTGTGCAGGCTGGATAAGCTCGAGGACCACGACGAGCCGGAGACGGTCGAGTTTGACCGCGCGACCGCCATGCAGTGGGCGGCAGCCATGCGCAACGCCGACGGCACGACCGGCCCGCACTGGTCGATGGATCAGACCAGCGCCATCGCCGACGGCATGGGTGTCCAGGAAACCGATATCCCACGCTGGGCGTGGGGCGTGACCATGAACATGATGTACTCGGACTACTACCACGTCGCCGTAGAGTTCGGCCTCAACCGCCCGGAATTCTACGCCGCGCTGGCAAAGGCATTCCTGCTCGACAAAGACGGCCCCGGCCCGGAGCGCAAGCTGATGGAGTATTACGAGCATATTGCGAAGTGATGGGGCTCAGGGATAGGGGTTGAACACAAAATAAACACAGTTTGCAAATTTATGCTGCAAATACAGTATTTTTTTAGAGTTCGAGTCTCTTCAGGTCCACCAAAAATATAGACGTAGGAATTTGAATTCCTACGTCTATATTTTTATATTTTGCAATAGAATTTAACGGTAAAACTGAATTATTTACGAGTGGACAGAACTTTTGATGAAAAATGAAAGGTAGCAAAAAGTAGCATAGACTAGCACGAAAATACACGGGTATGAACACAGTAACCGACACAGTAAAAGGGACAATTAAAAGGCCGCGTCCATCTGGGCGGCGACTTTATCAATGCGGGTATCGAGGATGTCGGTGTAGATATCCATGGTAGTGGAGAGCTGCGCGTGGCCGAGGAATTTTTGAGCAAGCTTGAAGTCTACGCCAGATTCATAGAGTGCGGTCGCGTAGCCGTGGCGGATCTCGTGCGGGGAGACGGTTATGCCCGTGCGCTTGCGGTAGGCGTCGAATTGGTCGGTGACGAACCAGCCGGGGAGCGGACTTTTTCCGCCGTCGTTGGAAAAGATATAGCCGTGCTCCTTTTGCGGAAGTGCAGCAGCCAGCGCGGGGAGTAACGGGACAGAGCGGATACCGGCAGCGGTCTTCGGCTCTTTAATCTGGGGCGTCGGGCCGGTATGGTAAACGCTGCGGCGGATGTAGATCCGGCCCATTTCCCGGTCAATGTCCTCGTAGCGCAAGCCCTCGGCCTCGCCGCGGCGGCAGCCGGTATAATAGATCAGGAAGGCAAACAGGCCGAAGTCGTCAGTTACGTTGTCCTTAATCTTCTGAATCTGATCTGCGGGCGGCGCGTGGCGGCGCTTCTGCGGAAGGTTCTTCGGGAGAAGAACTGCCTGCGCAGCGTTAAAAGAGACGTAACCTTCGCGCTGGGCTTTATTCAGGATCTGTCGGATGATCTGACGCTGGGTGATAACGGTCTTCTTTGCGTGGGTCTTGGCAAACTGGTTGATGTACGTCTCCACCTCTTTGCTTGTGATCGTGGCGACATCCTCCGGGCCAAACTGCGCGACGGCGCGCTCATAGGCAGGGGAATAATTGCGCAGGGAATTCGGCGCAAGCGTTGGCTCGATCTCGTTCCACCAGGTGTGGGCGACGTCGGAGAACGGGACGGTCTTCGGCTTCTCGGCTTCAGCGCGGTATGCCTTGATCTTGTTCCAGACTTCGCGGTCCGTCTTGCCGCGAAACGCTTTGCGCTTGCCGTTGACTGTGATGATGGATTCATGCAGGCCGTCCGGCCTGACGTAGTATTTGGGAATTGGCATCGTAAAACCTCCAAGAATACCGCTCCGGCTGATCAGGCCGGGGCGGTAATTTTCATGTGCGGATCCAGCCGATCGATGGGATGAGCGCGTCGACCACAAGCGCAAGGGCACACAGCAAAAGAATACCCAAGAGAATGAGCGTAACAAGCCGGTGCATGCGCAGGGATTTCTGCTGCTGGGCAAACTGCGCACGAAGGGACGCGTTCTCGGCGCGGAGTTTTTCAGCATCGGAAGACTCGGCAGGCTCGGCAGGCGGGACGCCGAAATGCTCATCCATTGATACGCCGAGGGATGCGCAAATCGGGCCGACGGTATTAATGTACGGCTTCGTAGTCTCGCCGCGCAGGAATTGGCTGACGGCATTGACGGATACGCCGGATTCGTCAGCGATATCCTGATTCGTCTTATGCGGCTGCATGGTGTCCTTTGCTTCGCGGCATGTTTCCCACAATTTTTCTGACAAAAACCATCCCTCCATATATAAAAACCACACCTGTGGCAGTAAGATTTCAGAAAAACCTACGCTGAAAACCAACCCGACAGGTTTACAAACCCAACCGGCGTATGCCATGCTTCAGATACAGACGGCTCCCGGTCGCCTGCGCAAACAAAAGCCCGCGCCGTTGTTCGGCCAGCGGCGCGGGCAACGCCTACCTATATCTTACAACTTTTAGGAGGCGCGAACAAGACGTAAAGATTAACAAAAAAAGAACGCGGTTTTTGTGGAGAAATGGAGACGGGAATGGAAAAGATGATGAAACAGATCCAAGAACTGATTGAGATGGTGGGAGAGATGACAGAAGAACAATTTCGCTGGTTTACCGATCAAGTGCAGCACGAGCTATTTTGTAAAGACGATCAACTGAGTCGTCGGGAAGATTCAAAATAAAATCTATCATTTTTAATTTTGCGTCGCTTATGTCTCCGGGAGGAGACAGCGGAGCGGGGCCCTTGCACTTTGGGTCTGGGAAAATAGAGTCAAAGAAATCATTTATATTGTATATGTCTATTCCATATTTTTTTGCGAGTTCGAGTTTTCCGGGAATATCGGCGTTACAAAACATTTCATGAACGTCAGGTTCCCAATTACCAATAAAAAAGCTATCCTGCCAATTCATAATTACCTTGGTTGATAGTTTTAGTACGTTCGCGAGCTTATATATGCGATCTCTCCGCATATTGTCTATGTCACCGGTTTCATATCTTGAGATTGTAGATTTGTTTGTTCCAATAGCGGTGGCTACATCTTGCTGCGAAAGGCCAAGGAATTCACGCCTTTCCGCAAGTAACTTACCGAGCTTCATAATAAATCACCTCGGGTGAATAATAACATGAAAATTGCGAAAACGCAATATATAAATAAAATAATTGCGTAGACGCATTGACAAACGCCTGGTAGGGTGCTATTATGAAGTTGCGAAAACGCAACAGGAGGTGAACAAAGATGTTTGATCAGAAAAGATTTAAGGCGGAAGTGGCGTTAAGTGGCTCGACGCTCTATGAACTGTGCGAGAAAATTGGGATGAACGCTTCCACTTTGTATAGAAAAATGAACGGGATTTCTGATTTCACCAGAAAAGAAATACAAGAAATCAGAGATGCGTTGAATCTTGACGCATGCACGGTAGACAAGATTTTTTTTGCAACAGAAGTTGCGTAAATGCAACTTCAAGCAAAGAAATGAACCGAGCGAGGTGAGAACAAAACTCGGACGAGAAAAAGAAAACGCACGCATGGAACCATCATACGTGC